AATGCTGCTAAAAACTATTGCAACAATAATAGTTTTGTTTTTAAAATTTTAACAGAAAAAGATTTATTCTCCAATGCCAATTCCAAATAACAATTCAATTTTATCAATAAAAGACTTTTTTGATCGACACAATGGTCTTCAAAGATCCAACAGATTTACATTATCTTTTTCAAATTTGCCAGCTACCCTACCAACTATATCAAATAACGATTTAAATCCATTAGCAATAACAATAGGTGCCAGAGCTATAGACGGTGTTGCAGATGGCTTGGCTGGCTATGGACCTGGTAGAACAATTCCAAGATCTCAAAAGTTTCCTCAAGGTATACTTTTGACCTTTCCAGTAACTAATGATAATTTTATCACATTGTTTTTTAATTCATGGTTTAATTTAATATATTCGGGTGGAAGACAATCACCGAAAGCAACATCAACTAATAATGCTAGAAATCCTACACGTTTTCCATATCAAGTTCAGTTTTATGACGATATTATTGCGCAAACACAAATGAAGGTATCTTTATTAGATCCAAATGGAAATCCAAACGTTTCATATAATTTTTTTGAAGTATATCCTGTTGAATGTTTACCCATTGAATTAAATATGTTGAAGTCTAATGATTATTCAACATATACAGTTCTTATGATGTTCAGAGACTTTAATTTTTATCAAGGAATCTAATTTATGGATTTGATGAGTTCTTTAAAAAGCCTGCTACCCACTTACGAAACTATTTTACCTTTTTCTAAACAAAAAGTTATTTTTAGACCCTTTAAAGTAAAAGATGCAAAAAGCATTTCTGTTATTCTTCAAGAAGAAAATAAAAAATTAGCATTGATATCATTAGTTGAGTTATTAAAAAACAATACTGAAAATGTAAACATAATGAATCTTTGTATGGCCGATGCTGAATTTTTATTTTTACAAATCAGATCTAAAAGTGTAGATGAGCAATTAAATTTGATTTACAATCAAGAAAAAATTCAAGTTTATATACCAGATATTAAATACAGAAATGAAATATCATCAGATACAATCACACTCACAAATAATGTTTTTATTACTTTAGAAACTCCAAGTATAAAAGATTTGTTAAAATTGGAAACATTAGATAAAGAAGACTTTTTAAAAGCATGTATTAAAAAAGTCAATGTGGATGGAGAGATCTTTCATGTTAATAAATTTGTTCCAGATGATATTAAAACTATTTTAGATAATCTACCTTTAAATGTTTTGCCAAAGTTTGAAGGATTTATGAAAACCCAACCAGAATTGTATGTTGTATTAGAAACAAAAGATGGTGACAAGGAGGTCAATGGGTTATTGCGTTTTTTTACCTTTCGGTAAAGTTTTTTGATTTAAAAGATTATTTTACAACAAATTTTACCTTAATAAATAATTTTAACTGGAATCTATTTGATTTAGACGATATGATTTGGTGGGAACGAGAAATTTACGTAAAGATATTGGTGGATTACCAAGAACAGAAAAAACACGAACAAATGTCATCACATTATGATATGGGACGAGGAATGAATCTATGAATGAAAATGAAGTATCAATAGACGTATCAGCCGAACAAAAATCTTTTTCTGCATCATTAATGCCGTCAAGCATACAATCTGCAGAAGTTTCCTCGGAACAACAAAATGTTGTTTTGCCAGAATCAATTTCTTATGCTGCCACTCAACCTGATATTAAAAATTCGGCGGAAGCTGAAGTTTCAAAAACGGCAGTTGATTTAAAAATTAAATTTGATGCCGAAGCACAGTACAAGGAATTAAGAACATCTGTTGATGATATGCAATCATCTTTATCGTCGTTAGCAAGCAATGCTAGAGACTCTTGGTTGCCATATCCAAGACCTGCTGATAAATTTGAAGAACGCCCTTTAACAGAACCAACTAATTTAATATTTGAGGCCAGACGAGAAAGATTTTCAGAATTTCCCCGATGGGCATAAAAAAAGCCCCCTTGCGGGGGCTTTTCTCAATCGTTCTCCATCTCGGAGAAGTACTTTAGAGGATCCTTTTCCTCAATGTCTTCAGACACTACAGTATCAGCCACATCATCCTCAATGCTCTTGCTTTCAGTAAACTGAGCACGAACATCATCACCAACAGCCTTCTTGTAACGTTCAGAGAGTTCTGTATAACTCTTGAACTGGCTCTTGTCAACAAATGGCTTTAGAGGATACTGCTTCTTCCAAAGTTCCTCTAGCTTTTTGTCATCACCACCAAGAAGTGGGGCAGGAGATGCAAACTCTGAACGATCATAGTTAACGTAACCTCCGACATTACGAATCTTGATCTTGAAGTCTGCACCAGTCCAGAAGTTGAATGGGTCAACAGCAACCTCGTCCTGATACTCTGGGTGAGCAAGGCTCTGGATCTTCTGGAAGATCTTTGTGCCATACTGGTAAAGGAAAACCTTTCCCTTATTCTCTGGATTGGCAGGATCTTCAATGACGAGAATATTGGAAAAGTAAGTCAACTTGCGCTTACGATTCCGTGCAATGTTCTTGTCATCTTCAATACCACTATTCCAAAGTTCTGTGTTACCCTGACAAATTGGGCACTTTTCACCAATTGTGGTTGGGCAGTTTTCAAACAGCCAACCACCCTTACCCTTGAATGCGTGGCTATACACAGATACAAAGGGAGTATCTTCACCTTCAATTTCAGGCAGGAAGCGGATTACAGCGTATCCATTGCCCGACTTATCAATACCGGGCTTCCAAAGACGCTCGTCCTTGTAACTCTCCTTGGAGGTGAGTTTATCCATACGCTCGGTTAGAGATGCGACTGAGTTCTTACTCTTTTTCTTAAAATCAGCAAAGTTTGACATAGTATCTTCTTTCCCCAAGGATCTACCTTGGCCTATGAGTTCTAGTATTATGTATCACGGTTTCATTTAGTCAAGCGGAAGGCGTTTGGATTTCTTCTTCTTGAGCAAATGAAGATTGTTGGCTTCTTGTTGAATTTTTTCGACAATTGGTTTTGTTAGAAGTTTTCCAGCTGCACTGGGATCCAGACCCATTTCTTCTGAAATTTCTAACACACAATCCATAAATGTCATTTGTGTTATTTTTACTCTGTTTATAACTTTATTTGAAAATTGTTCTTTTGCGGATTCATCTATGTACATATTCTATTATAGCATATAATTTAATCTATTCAATATATAAAAGAGTCTAAATATTCTTGAAGAAGAAATTTAAAGGATAAAATATGCCCTTGCCATCACCTTATTATGGATCAGATTACGTAGTAATTAACAGCGGAGCCACTTTTCCCGTAGGTGCCGACCCTGTTACCAATATCTCTGGTGGCTATTCATACTATGTACAGTACTATAAATTGGGATTCGGTGCTACTGGTGCGTTTACTCCAGTTACTTCCAGCAATCCTTTTCCTGTAACCGTTGCAACTGGCCTAACAGCAACAATTTCTGGCTTCTCTGGCCCAATATCAATCGTAGGAACTGTAGGTGGACAGGCTGTTACCGTAGGCGGAAGCGTAGTTGTATCGGGTCTAACAGCCTCTCCAGTATATGTACAAACTGCACCTAGCTGCAGAGTAGAAGTTACTGGCGGAAGATATTTAAGTAGACTTAATGATAGTGTTTCTGTTTTTGGACCAAGTGGAAGTACTTGGCTTTATGCAAATCTAGTAGATGGTACGGGAACTCCAATTGGAAGTTCCGGTAATCCAATGTACACCAATATAATTGGTGCAACCATTAGCGTAACTATTGACCCAACGGTTGGTGTAACCAATCAATCTGGAACAGCACTAAGAGTACAAGGTTTCTCGGGTGGTACATCAATACCAACAACTGTAGGCAATACTGTTGGAATTAATGATACTGCAATTCTTGCATCTATGGCAGGGATAAGCAATCAACTTGGAACTTTAAATACAAATCTTGGAACTCTTGGAATTAGCAGACCAACTACATTCATAAGTGGTAGATTGACTGCTACAACTGGTGTAACTGGATTATATCCTGCTGGATATACGACCATTTCTGGTATCAATATTAAAGCATCGTCATCTAATACCGATCTGGTTTATATAAACTCTGATGGTGTGGCTTCTATTGGATACGAATTAGACCCAGGACAAAATATATTCTTAGATGTTCAAAATCTCAATACCATTTATTTAAGAGCAAGAACTTCTTCACAATTAGTATCTTATATGGCTAGCTAAAATGAGTAGTTCAGCATTAACAGTAGTAAAATCAACACAATCATTTACATTAGAATTTATTGGTTCTACTGTTGATCCCTGTCTGACCAAGGGTTATATAGAATCATCACCACAAGTGCAACTAGTTGGAAACAGTTTTTTCTTTAATTATTCACAAAGCAAAAATGTTAATGATTTTAAGTTTTTAAAACTGTTTTTTGATAAACTTAGCGTTGGATCTACTTTTTCTTTTAGTTCTGGTAAATATTCAAATATTACCACTGGTTCTGTATTATCTTGGGATGGACAATTTACACTACAAGGAAAAACAGGAGCATATAACCAGTACCTGTACTTCAGTGGATTGACTGGAACATCTGGCATTTCTGCTGGAATATATAATAGAAATCTATTTACAACACCAATTCAATTTACAGCTGTAACCGGGGGCACTGCCGCATTACTGGTAAATAAATCACCAGATTTGGATCCTTTGAATTTCACTTATTTGGGAATATATGGAAGTGATTATAGTTTTGAAGAATATTTGCAAGTTAATAACAGTACATTAAATCAAAAAAGAATACTTATTAAAAATGTATTAAAGTTAAATGATGGAACAGAAGTCATATATGTTGATCCGACTGTCAGCATTACAAATGAAAACTTATATTTTCAACAATCAATGGTTGACATTTATATGCGAGGAATTTTGACTCCTGATGATATCAACTATGATCAAACATTGAATGGAATTCTTAGAATTTCAAATACATATCCGGGTGTATATACTCAATTACTTGAAAATCAAAATAAACAACAGTTTTTATTAAGACAACTTTTAAATCCAGTATATCCAGTTAATTATTATTGGTATCCAAATACGAAATTAATTAATTTTACTTCTTCTGAAGTTGCAGCATATACAAATGCTAGTTACATTTTTGCTAAAATATATCAACTGGTATATGATACAATTACAATTCCACTATTTTCAACTTCTGCAATTTTAGATGTTCCTACATTAATTGGTGAAGAAACATATAATGTTATATTGATTAATAATAATGATGTTGGATATATTAATTTTAATGCAAGTAATACTGCCACCACCAAAAACTTTAAAATAGATTTATCTGATGCTAGAAATACAGATTTAACTATTTCAGCATATAGTGATTTTGCTTGTTCTGTGCCATTGCCCAAAAATTTTGCAATTAATGGAACACCAGGTAAAGAGGGGGCAGCTTTTATTTATTTTGCTGACCGCCCCGATACTTTACAAAGTGTTTATTTAAAACTTGAACGCGAAACTACTATGATATTAAGTA